TCGGGACAAAGCCATCGAATTAATGGAAACCGAAATCGTCGCATTGCGCCATTCATGGAATGATTTGATGTTTGATTCCTTTTTGAATTACATGCGATATTTTTATCAGGAAAGAAAATGAAGATAGACAAAACACCAACCGAAATGATTGCGGAATTATTCAAGGATCAAGAAACAATCACAAACAAACAATTAATGAATGCGCTGGACACAATCAAACCATTTGAACTGATGACATTGCGCGCGGTGCATTATGATGGTAAAAACACAATATTAAACAATGAAACAACTGATGACCGAATTAAAAGATTATTTCCCGGAATATATAAAACAAAAAAGTAAAATTCAAAGGTTAGAAAATGAAATCATCAAGATCCGCGAACAATATGAAAGGGAAATTGCAGTTCTTAAAACTGAAATAATCAAACCGAAAGTTGTATTCCGGTCGAAATATGTTGATCAGGCAATTGATAAGGAAAATATCTTTGCATCCCGCATGGATTTGTTGAATCGAGTTTTGCAAGTCATTTGTGAAGTTGGTTCGATGACACCGGCCCGAATATTGGGTCGCATGCGCGATGGTGATACAATCATGATGCGCCATTTGTATTGCTATGTTTTGCGCAAACAATTCAATTTTACATTCAAAGAAATTGGCAAAAAGATGGGCCGCGATCATTCAACTATCATCCATGCATGCGGTGCATTCGAAGATTGGTTGTTGTTTAACAAATCAGCCAAGGCGATGCATCACAATGTCCTAACACAACTAAATATAAACACCGATGAATGCAAATAATACCTATCAAGAAAGAAATTCAGTTCAAAATATTGCCGAAGATTTATTCATCAAATATATGACCGACAAAGGATATAAATTGCAGCGGTTTGGGTTTGATGAAAAGAATGATCCGATTGATGGTTTTTTCAAGACACACCAATTCATCAGGTCCATTCCTGATTTTGTTTGGCTGGATAAAAGGAAACCAAAATATGTCATGACTTATTTCCATGTCAAAGGTTCGAATAAATTAAAAGTCAGTGATTTGATAAATTACACCCTTTTTGAAGATTTATTCATGAAAGAAGGTGTTGTAAAATATGTATTTATGCATGATGAATCAGGGCCAATATTTAAGTCAATGAAAGAAATTCGACAAGCCATGACCGGAAAAATTATTTGCGAATGGCATGATGGCAATCAATATATTCCTTTGCAATTTTGAATCATGGCGGAAAATAAAAAATCATTTTTATTGTATTGTGATATCATTCATACAATTCAGCAATTAAGCGACGAACAAGCCGGCAATTTATTCAAGCATATTTTGCAATATGTCAATGATCAAAATCCATCCACTGACAATGTAATCACCAACATTGCATTTGAACCGATCAAACAACAATTGAAAAGGGATTTGATGAAATATGATTCAATTCGCAAAAGAAATTCAGAAAATGCAAAGATGCGATGGGATGCGACCGCATGCGACCGCATACCAAATCATACCAAAAATGCCGATAATGATAATGATAATGATAATGATATAAAAAAGAAAAGGGAAAAAGCCATCCCGATGGGCGATGTTCCATCGCATTTGGTGAAACCTTTGGAACTATGGTTGAACTACAAAAAAGAAAAAAGACAGAAATACACAAAAATTGGATTGCAACAACTAATCGACAAAATGAAAAAATACACAAATGAAAAACAAGCCATGCAAGACATCACCCATTCGATTGCGAACAATTGGTCCGGCATTTATGCATCATCCGAAAAGGAACAAACACAACCAATGTACAAAAAATTATGATGTTTATATCTGAATTAAAACACAACAAATTTGCGGTGATGTCCGGCGGTGAAATCATATTCATCGGGACATATTATGAATGCTCACTATTTATCAGCCAAGCCAATGGCGAAATATAAAATTCAGCCATCGCGCAATGCATGGATCATTTCCAAATTCGATGAATTCAAGCGGACCAATTTGGTCATCATGCATCGACCCAAGGGTGTAACCCAAGAACAATTCGATAAATTTGTCAAATCCCTAAAGATACAAATCCAATGAAGAATGAAGAATATATAATCGGACAAATATTGTTTTATCAGCAATTGCATCACCATTTGCCCAAGATCAATCCAAAATGGTTCAAGGATGCCGACAACCAATCAATCATCGCATCCATGCAAAGGGTGTACATGCTGGGTGATGTTGTTGATCCAATGACAATGAATAAGCATTTGGACCGCAAACAACTGATCAAGGCAATTCAATATCGCGAATCGGTGTGGTCCGGTGCGGATATCAGGAAACAAATCATTGAAATTCAATATGACTATATCTTGGATGGGTTAAAAACAAAAATACAAACAACCAATTGGGATGGTGGGTTGTTGGATATCAAAAGCAAATTGCAGTCCGCATTGGATGAATCAGTTGTTGATGTCGGAAATGATCCGAAAGATATCAATGCGGTGTCATCCAATGTCATGACATCCATTCGCCAATCAATGGCAAGGGGTGAAAAATTGACCGGCAAATCATCGGGATGGAACAAATTGGATTCGACAATTGGTGGGTATAATGCCGGCGATTTGATTGTTGTTGCTGGTAGGCCGGGCATGGGAAAAACTGCAATTGCATTAACCTTTGCCCATGACTTTGCATTGAAGGGCGGGCGGGTGTTATTCCTATCCCTTGAAATGTCAAATGAGCAATTGGCGAAAAGATATATCAGTTTGGTTGGTCAAATCGCAAACCACCGGATCCGAAACAATACAATGTTTGAACATGAAATGAAAGTGGTTGAAGCATTCATGAAACAACCGCCAATGACATTCCACATCGATGATGATGCCGACACATCATTGGCCATGATCCGCGGCAAATGCAAATTGCATAAGGCAAAGCATGGGTTAGACCTGATCATCATTGATTATATTCAATTGATTAGAGTGAACAAAGCGCATTCAAGGGAACAAGAAATCGCCGAAATATCAAGGGGGTTGAAGTTGCTGGCAAAGGAATTGAATTGCACTGTGATGATATTGGCACAGTTGTCAAGGAAACCCGAAGAAAGAAGCGATAAGCGGCCCATGCTTAGTGACCTTAGGGAATCAGGTGCGATAGAACAAGATGCCGATGCGGTCTTGTTTCCATTCCGTCCGGCCTATTATGAGAGGGACCGACCGCCAATTGAAGATGCTGAATTGATTGTGGCAAAGAATAGACATGGCGAATCAGGAATGATTCCGGTCACCTTTGATGGGATGTTAACCAAGTACACCGAAATTTTAGGATGAAACATGGATCATTGTTTTCCGGAATTGGTGGGTTTGATTTAGCGGCCGAATGGATGGGATGGGAAAATGTATTCCATTGCGAGTGGAACCCATTTGGACAAAAAATATTGAAACATTATTGGCCCAAGGCCGAATCATTTGAAGATATAACAAAAACTGATTTTACAAAATATGCAAACAAAATTGATATTCTCACTGGGGGATTCCCATGCCAACCATATTCATCAGCCGGAAAGCGCAAAGGCAAAGAAGATGACCGCCATTTGTGGCCCGAAATGCTTAGAGCAATACGAGAAATTTCCCCGCGTTTCGTTGTGGGCGAAAATGTTCGCGGGTTACTTAGTTGGAATGGGGGAATGGTATTCGACGAGGTGTGTGTTGAGTTGGAAAATCTTGGGTATCAAGTCGCGCCCGTTGTTATACCTGCGGCCGGTGTCAATGCGCCACACCGAAGGGAACGAATATGGTTTGTTGCCTACGCCAAGGACCGCGGACATCGAGGGTGGTTGTGTGAACAATGTTCAAATGGAGAATGGGAATTATTTCAGAACCAACAAGGAGGGAGTGAGGTGGGGTGTAAAGTTGCGGGATGTTGTGGAATCTGGAATGCTACCAACACCAACCGCGATGGATTCGAGCAAAGATGGGGACATGACGGGATCAGCCAAAATGTTAATGGGGGCAACACATCGTTCGAGTGGGCAACCAATTCAAAAGACATTGACGGATGCAATACAAATGGAATATCTGAAAAGCAATCCACAGTTGGCCCAAGAATTAGCGAACAAACCAATGATGAAAAGAACAAATTTACCACCACAAAAGGAATTTGTAGATTGGATCAGAGGCATAACGAATTCAAAGGAATTATCACAATTGATAAATGTAAAATTATCAACAGTGGAACATTGGTTCAGAAAGGATTCAAAAGGATTCAGTCACCCAAGCATAGAGGAATGGCAAAAGATTGCAGAGATATTTCAAGTTACGGAACAAATGAATGCAAGAATGATGGAACAATCATCAATAGAATGGATGGGGATGTTGCCAACACCAACGGCAATGGATTCAACGAACGCAACGGCAACAATGAAATCAACACAAGTGAAGGAAGGGAGTATGCACTCGGTGACATTAACACGAGCAATGTCAATGGGAATACTGCCAACACCGAAAGCAACGGACGAAAGAATGCATTGGAAAACAGAGAATTGGAAAGGGGACGATTTGGGTTCACAGGTCAACGACATTCTTGGGACGCGTTCCCATCTCAATCCCCAATTTGTAGCGGAGATGATGGGGTTCCCACCGAACTGGACGGAATTACCTTTTCAAAGTGGCGACAAGAATCCGTCAAAGGATTCGGCAATGCCATAGTTCCACAAGTTGCATTCGAAATATTCAAAGCCATTCAGCAATGTGACAATGAATCATTGTTGTAATTGTTTACAAATAATTTAATATAACTTTGCATCATGCCCATCATGCCATCATCAAAGATCCATCGACCGAATGTTCACACCGCGCATCGCCATCGGGAACCAAGATACAATACAACCGCATGGCGGGCCATTAGGCAATCAGTATTGCGCGACGAACCATTGTGCCGCGAATGCCGAAGCAATGACAACATCACCACCGCACAAATGGTTGATCATATCAATCCGGTTCGATTGGGTGGATCATTCACCGACCGCGACAACTTGCAACCATTATGCAATTCATGTCATGCGGTTAAGTCAGGAAAG